GACACGCTTCCACTGCCCTGGCGGGGTAGATGATGCTTGTTGTAGATGTAGAACACATTTAGGCAAACGCGCAAGGTAAGTGCTGGAAGGACCGTTGTTCGGCGCCACATGTTCGCCATGCCCACGTCGATTTACTTGAACTTGCGTGCCGGCTAGCCCTTCGAGCGCGAGACCCTTACTCGGCCCTAACTCGGTGAGCGACTCCAGGTAAGTGCGATCGAGGCGACGCTCTGCGGTCTTCCCGCCGAGCGCGAGGAGCGCCGCGACGACACCATCCTTCGAGACACCCTGCCGCGCCATGAGACGGGCAAGGGTCAGCTCGCGCGCGGAGCGGGCACCCGGCCAACGGGAGGCTCGCGTGTTGAGCGCCTTCCTGAACTGCGGATGGCGCTTCTCCATGGCGAGAAGGATCTTGCGGTCGTCCCACTCGCGCTCGGGGTCAGAGGCGACGAACGGTCCGACTTGACAAGTGACCCGCTCAAGGAGCCCCGACCCGTCGGCGAGCTCGTGGACCAGGCGCCAGGGGTTGCGGTGCACGTGGGCGTACTCGAGGTGCTCAAGGATTGCCTGGGGGTCCCGCCCAGGAAGACCGTCGCGGCGCTCGAGCCCCACAGGCTGGAGGCGCTCATCGAGGAGATCGCCGCCGGTCTCGAACCACCAGTCGAACGGGTGGAGCGGCAACGCGTGGGCGGCGCCGAGCCCCTTCGGGTGGTGCTCGCTTGGACGGACCTCGCACTCCGTGATCCCCGCAGCGGCGACGATCGCCTTGCCAGCGCGGTGGGCTATATCAGGCGCGATAGACGCGTCCAGGAAAACGTAGACGTGGAAGCCGCGCCCGCCCATGGAAGTAGCTATGACCGGCTCTAGCCCAACTCCACGCAGGACGGCGAGTAGCTTCCTCAGTCGCGGCGACGAGTTAGAGGCACCATGTTCGGTCGGGGGCGAGTGGTCGTCTATATCAAAGACGACATACGAGCACCCGAAACCGACGCCGGCAAAGGGGTAGGAGCCCGCATGCCACATCCCAAGGAGGTGCGCCTCGAAGGCGATCGCGCGGTCGATCCGGTAGCCCGGCGCCCAGAGCTTCCGGTAGCCCAAGTTCTCGTGCCGCCCTACCTGCGGGATGGTGTTACCGGAGAACAACTTGAGCACGACATCAAGGAGCTTCGGAGGCACGACGCGACCGCGGTGCCCCGCGGCCAGGATCAGCGTCCTAAGATACTCGGTGGTCGGGAGCTTACGCCAAAAGTCCGAAGAGGACGGTGGACTTGGGCGCGGCTTTCCTCGGCCAGCACGGAGATGTCCTTCTATGTCAATGTCGTAACTGGAGATGGGGCCGCAGACCGTCTCGAAAACAACGGTGCAGCCGCTCGATAGCGTTGAAGCTATACTCAATTAGCACCGTGACTTAGGGCCGCAACCCGACCAGGACGCGAAACGGAAATCCTAACCATCGAGCCTAACCTCCCGCAACCACAATCCCCTAAACGCCACAATGTCTTGGGTCTCAAGGGTCTGGGGAAAACGAAACGGCGCGGCTGGATGTTGTCCGGGGTGTTGTGGTAGAACGCCAGACAGGGGAGCGACGACATGCCCGCGAACGCCAACAAGAAGGGCGACGCCAACTCCGTGAGGGTGCTACTCCGCCTTCCGCACTCGCTTTACGCTCGCATCCAGAAGCAGGCGAAGGCAGAGGAGACGACGGCCACGTCGCACATGATCCGCCTCCTCGCCACCGCCGGGGCGCAGATCGCCTCTGAGGCCGAAGTCGGCGCAGCGTAAGTCGCTGTGGAGTACCCCCTCGTCCTTGTCCGAGCGCAGCTCCAACGCTGCGCCTTCCGGTTCTGTCATGTGCTCTTCGAGCCGGCGGTCCCGATGGCGCGGCACCGCCCGAACCACCGCCCACGTAAGTACACTTGGGACACCGACGCGAACGTACAGCGGCGGATCTTCGAGCTCGCGCGTGACGGAGCCTGGCGCACCGCCAAGGCGATCGCGGAGGCCACGGGGTGCCCACCTCTGCACGTAGCCTCGCACCTGCGCGTCGAGCAGCGCCGCGGGCACAAGCTCGAGTTCCGGGTAGGGCCGCACGCGCCAGGGAAGACCGGGCGCCCACCGTCCGAGTACCGCCTGACTGCGAGCGAGGCCGCGCTCGTCGCGCCGCGCGGGGCCGCACGGAAGTCCGCCTTCGAGCACGCGCGCTGGCGCACCGAAGTCGCGCCCTTGATCGCGAAGGGCTTCACGGCGAAGCAGATCGCCCTCGCGTGCGGCGTGACCATGATCGCCATGCTGCAACGGCTCGAACGACTTGGGCTCCAGGCCGTCTCCGAGAAGCGCCAACGGTTCTGCTGCCGACGACACAACAAGCTCGAGCGACTCCTCATGGAACGCGAGGAGCGAGCGCGCACACGCAAGACGAAGCGCTACGCGAAGACCTGCGGGATGTGCGACAGGTACTTCTCAGCGAAGCACGTGAACACCCTCGTGTGCGGGAAGAAGTGCCGGCGCGCCAAGGCAGCGGTCAAGAAGAAGATCATCTACTCAACGAGAAGGGGCTACGTAGCTTGAAAACAATGATCGTCGTATTCGGGGAGAAGCGACACGGGAAGAACGAGGTCGCCGCGGCAATCGCCGAGAAGCTCGGTGGCAAGGTCGTCTCGTTCGCCCTCGCGCTCAAGCTCGGAGCCGAGGCTCTGATCGGTGTCCCGCACGATCTCCCCGACTCCGAGAAGGAGACGAAGCTCTTCTACGGGAAGACGGCGCGGCATTGGTGGCAGTGGTTCGGGACCGCGGTCGGTCGCGACGGCGTCCACAAGAACGTGTGGATCGACCGCACCGTCGACTACGTGCGCAGCTCGAAGTCGCCGGACGTGGTCGTGGTCTCGGATGGGCGCTTCTACAACGAGCGCACGAACCCCGCCGAGCAGCTAGAGGGCTACGCCAAGGTCATGAACGTCCTCGTCTACCGTCCGGGGCTCCCCGAGAGCGATCTCCATCCGAGCGAGACCGAGGTCCGCGACATGCGGAAGCGTGCGCTCGAAGGCGAGGCGCTCTTCGACGAGATCATCCTCAACGACGGAACGCTCGAGCAGCTCCGCGAGAAAGTCGCGCACACCACCATCATGCAGATCGCCACATGAGGAAGCCGTTCTCGGACCCCACGGAGATCCCGCCCAACGAGCTCGTGGCGCAGCTCTGTAGCGGCGCCGCGCAGATCCACAACGCGATCGCAACGGACATGCACATCGTTCGCCTCGGCTGGACGCCCACGAAGGAACAGCGCGAGGCGGCGCACCACGCCGGCTTCCGGCTCCTGGGACCCGGCGAGCTGCTGGCCTAGAAGTCGACGGCAAGATCAGTGCGAGCCGCGGGCGCCGGCGGGAGATCGAGGGCGGGCGTCGCCACGCGTGGGCCTTGGTACATCTTGACTTGCGACGCCAACGTGAGCTTCGCGCGCGTACGTGCCAGCTCGGTGACGAGCGCCCAGTTCTCCGCAAACGATTCGCGGAGAGCGACCTCGAGCTCACGGACACGCGCGCGGAGAGCATCCGGGTCCCGCGTCACGGTCAGAAGTCCACCAGGAGATCGGCGCGCGTCGCGACGATCGCGGTCGGCTGCGCGACGACTCCACCCGCGCTCGCCACACGAGTCGCAGCCTCGCGGATGTCGGTCGGGTCCAACTCGATCCCCAGATGTGGGAGGCCGAGCTTGGCCGACGCGACTGCCGTCGAACCGATACCCAAAAATGGGTCGAGCGTCTTGCGTATCCGGCTCAGACCGTGGAGCTTGAAACACCACTCGGCGAGTAGCGGGGAGAACGATGCCGGGTGCGGACGATCCTTCTCGCGGTTCGTGATCGTCTCGTAGGGGATGTGCCACGCGTTGCCCCTGCATCGGATGTCGGGTCTTCCTTCGGCGCCGAACCTACCAACGTTCGACTTGTCAGCGTACGGAACGCCGATCGCCAGTCTATCAAGGGGCACCGACCCGGTCTTCGTGAGATGGAAAACGAACTCGACGCAGTCGTTCACGAAGCGCTCGGAGTTGAGCGGCTTGAAGTGACCAACGGAGTGCGGTGCGCCGTCGGGACCTGGCACCGTGATCGACTTCACCCAGTAGAACGTGTTCTGGAGGACCCACCTACCGTTGAAGCCCGAGCACGCCGCCATGAGCACCTCGAACGGCCCCATGGGCGAGCTCGGCTTCCCGGCGATGTTGAGGAACAGGGAGCCCTCGGCGGAGAGGACTCGGTGCACCGCCGTGAGCCAGCGCACCGTCCACTCGAGGTAGTCCTTCCGCGAGATCGTGTCGGCGTAGCTCCGGTACTTCACGCCGAGGTTGTAGGGCGGGCTGCACACGACGACGTCGACCGCGCCCTCCGGCTGGCGCGCCAGCACCTCGATGCAGTCACCTTGAACGAGCTCGATCACTCCTGCCACCTTTCGTGGGTTGCGCCGCGCGAACACCATCTTGGAAGCCTCTCGCCAGGAGATCTCCCGCGCACCGTGCTGGACGGCGAGCGCGCGCTTCGAGAGGGCGATGTCGAAGTGCTCCTTGAAGGTCCCGCCGTGCTGGAGCCACTTCCGCTGGACGCCGATCTTGTCGGCCATGACGAGAAGCTCCTCGGTCGTGTCCGCGAGTAGATGACACATGACCATGTTTCCGAACGGAGCTTCCATGTCATCGACGTAGACTGACATGTGCACTCACTTTTTCTCACGCTCCTCGAGCCATGCCTTGCGGTACGAGTCGCGCTCCTCGGTGAGCTTCTTCGTCTCGGCCTCGCGCTTCGCCCAGTCGATCCCCGAGACCTCGACCGGACCGCGGTCCTCGAACGCCTTGACGACCGCCGCGAGTACGCGGCTCTGCACATCCCAGTGTGGTATGTCCACACCGCAGCACGCTGCCTGAGCACAAAGCACGTCATGCGCGAACACTCGCGGTCGATCCGAATGAGATCGCCGCAATGAGGACATGGACGCTGTGGTGTTTTGCGTTTCTTCTTCATGCATCCTCCTTCGGCCACCATGTAGAACATGGCTTGTTCGTGATCGAACACGGGCGCGGGCCACGGCGGACGACGAGGCCCGCGGACTCGACCTCGTTGAGCCGCCGGTTGATGTCGCGGGGGTCTGCGTCGCCCACCGCCTGCGCGAGCTCGCGAGCGGTTAGCCCCGGATGCGCGCGCACAGCGTCCACAGTGCGACGCTGCGTCTCGCCGAGCTTGGCGACCGCCGCGACGGCGCCGCCGTAGGAGGTCGCAGGGTCGGTGGCGCGCACGAGCTGCCGGGGCTCCCGCGGCGCCGCCGGCATTGGGGCGGGCGCGGTCCGAACGGGGAACGGCGCCGCGCAGTTGGAGTTCGCGCAGACCGCGGCATCATCGGGCGACTCCGGGAAGAAGCAGCGCTGACAAGTCTTCATCACTTACATGACCCCCAATCCGCTCCGATAGCGCCTTCGCAGATCACGGGCACCGACAGCTCGGGCGCGGAGTGTTCCAGCTCCCACACCATCGCCGCGAGCCCTGCCTTGATCCGGCTCTTCGGTCCTTCTAGCACGAGCTCATCGTGTACCTGCGAGAGAATTCGGACGCCGAGGAGATCCTCCTCAGTCTGGAGCCGCGCGTAGAGGCTGATCATCGCGCGCTTCATGAGGATGCCCGTGCCGCCTTGGGCGAGGACGTTGACGCCCTCACGGATCGTGCCCTCCCACTCCCAGTCGAAGAAGTTCCCCGAGTCACGGAGGAGCTTCTGGATCGGGAAGTGGCGGACGTGGCCCGAGAACAGCCGCACAGCGCCGGTGCGCTCGATCTCTTGACGGACCCGCCACGTGAGCCGCTGGATACCTGGGTAGGTCGCGTACATGATGTCGAGCATCCGCTGTGCTTCTTCGGGCTCGATGCCCTCGCGCCTAGCTAAAGTGTTGGCCCCCATGCCGTAAGACACGGCGTGGTTGAAGGTTTTACTTTTCTCTCGCCCGACGGCTGGGCCGTACTTCGCGAAGAAGCCCAAGCAGTAACCCGAGTGGGAGTGGATGTCCTTGCCGAGACAGAAGCCCTTGATCGGGGGCTGGTCGGGCTTCGTCTTGTCCCGCTTGCCGTCGGGGGCGCCGCACTTGGGGCACTTGTGAAGTGGCTCCACTGTGTGCCCGGTGCCCTTGCACTCGAAGCAGTCCCACCGACGGAACAGCTCGAGGAGTGCTGGGTCCTGGGACTCGTGTGCAATGAAACGATTCTCGATCTGCGCGAGGTCGGCGACGGCGAGCATGTTCGGCTCGGGCGGGAGACGCAGCCTCGGAGGAGTCCAGAGCACCGGAGTCGGCTCGGCGATGAAGACGCGCCGCAGGGACTCGACGCGCCAGATCTTCTTGTCGAGCCCGGTCTTCTTGTCCTTCTCGGTACCTGTCACGACGCCCGGCGGCGGCTTCGTGTAGTCGGCAGTCTCCGGGACCGGGATGAGCGGCATGGTATAGGCGCGCGGGATGTTCTCGGCGTTCGGATCACTCGAAGAAAATCTGTTCGAGCGTGCGCCGACAGGCCAGAACGCGGCGTGCGCGCGCTGATCGGGGTCGTCCTGCGCGTAGCTCATGAGCGGTAGCACGAACGTCGAGAGGAGCTTCTCGAGCCGCCCGAGCTCGCCGATCAACCGGATGTTCGTCGCGTAGGGCTCGGGGGCGTGCTCCGCGAGGTAAGCTCGGATCTCCTTGTCGAAGATGCAGAGCCCATCCTTCGCCCGCTGGAACTTCGGCTGGAGCTTGTTGTTCTTCGTCGCGAACGGCGGCGGGCGGAGGTTCCAGACGTTCCACACGATGTGGGCGATCTGATCGTTCGACGCCGGGTTGAACTCCGTGTCGGCGTCATCGGTGCCGAGGTCGGTCTTCTGGCCGGTCGCGGGGTTGAAGCCCCATCGCGCGATCACGTCCGCGCGCACGACCTCGATCGCCTTCTCCATAGCGACGCGGATCGCCGCGAGCCGTGGGAGGTCGATCTTGAGCCCGGTCTCCTCCATCTCCGTAACGATGGGGTGGCACACCTGCCGCTCGAACTCGACGAACGACCAGAGGTCCGGTGGTAAGCGCGTCGCGAGGTAGTAGAGCAGCTCGATTGTGATGAGCGCGTCCTCGGCGCCGTAGAGCGCGAACCGATCCGCGGCCTTCCGCTGCGCTTCGCCGAGGATCTGCTCAGAGAGCTTGGGCTCGAGCCGCGTAGCCAGGTCGCGTACCTTGAGTCGCTGGTCGCGCGGGAGGAGCTTGTTCGACGGTAGCGCCATGGCGAGCTGCTGCCAGAGCGGCCACGAGCGGTCGATCGGTACCTGCGCCTTGTCGGACTTGGCGCGGAACTCCTTGTAGACCGCGAGCGCTTCCTTGATCTGTGCCTTGACCGCCTTCGTGCCGTCCCTCTTGATCCGGTCCATTTCCCGCTGGACCTGCTTGTAGGACGCGAGGTCGTTCACCCCGAGGAGACAGTCGCCGAGCTCCTTCAAGCCCTTCGGCAAGTTCTCGTCGTGGATGTGGACCATCGACATGGTGCAGAACATGCGGCACTTCCACGCGTCGCGCGGGATGCCGCGGGCGGGCTGGCGCACCACCTGCATGTCGACCTTGAGCGGGTGCTCGACAAGCCCGCGTGCCGGGTCGGAGATGATCGGGATGAGAACGCGGTCGCGGAGGTCGGCCCACGGCATCGCGTTGGGGCTGTTGTCGAACGGGAAGAAGGTCGCGAAATGTCCGGTCTGAGGCGTGCCGCCGCCGAGCGAGAGGCCGTTCAGCCTCGCGCGGCACGCAGGGACGTCCTTCCCGCGCTCGCCGAACTCGGTGTCGAGCGAGACAACCGGCGAGATGCGGGGGTCGAGCAGGAGCGGGATCGCTTCCTTGGGCGTCAGGATGCGACGCGGCTGCGGCCCGGCCATGACCGGAGCTTCAGCGAGCATAGGCCCCTCGGGGAAACGATGAGCGGGGCACGAGGACCGGCCTGAAAGGACGGCGTTTTCTACCTCGTGCCCCGCTCACCTGGTCGGGTTAGGTATCAGATCGGGTCGTCGTCAGCGGCGCCCGGAGGCGCCGACGACCATCCCTGCGCACCGTAGTCGCCCTGCGGACGCTGCGCGGGCTGCGGCATCCCCGGCATGGGGCCAGTCGGCATGGAGAAGCCACCCTGCGGTGCTCCCATGGACGGGGGCGCCGCGTAGGACGCCTGCCGAGCGCCGGCGGGGTCCGGGGCCGCGGGAAGCCGGGGCGTGCCCATCATGGGCGGCTGACCGGGCACCTGCTGCGCCGGGTAGCCCGGAGGGGCACCGTAGCCTTGCGGGGGAGCGTACTGCTGCTGCTGCGGAGGCCCGCCGGGGTAGCCACCCTGCGGAAACGGGAAGCCCTGCGGGGGCGCGCCGCCGGGCGGCGAGAAAGGCGGGGCGTACTGCGGCTGCGGCGGAGCGCCCTGCGGCCCCGGCTGCTGCCACGGAGGCGTCGGCCCTGCCGGGGCGCCGACGAACGGGCTCGGCGCGGGCATGGGAGCCTGCGTCGGCGGCGCGTACTGCGGAGCCGCGGGGGGCTGCGGCGGTCCCTGCGAGTAGCTCGGCACCTGCCCGCTCGGCATCGCACTGGCGGGCGGCGCCGACGCGTAGTTCGGCATCGCACCGGGAGGGGGCGGCGGGGGCGCGTAGCCGCCAGGCTGCGTCTGCGAGCCCTGGAAGCGACCGAACATGCCCTCGGCGTACGCGACGAAGCGCCCGTGCTCCTCCGCGCTGTACTCGCCGACCTCCTCGTCGTAGTTGAAGGGCTTCACGAGCTCGCGGACAGCCTGCTCGTGCGGGATCACCGTGCTCGACTTCCGCGCGTTGCCCTCCTGGACGCGCGCGATCACCGGCGACTGCCAGAAGTGACGCACGAGGTCCACCGGCTTCACGTCGAGCGGCTCCCAGATGTCGCCGTAGGTGGGCGACTGGATGTTCTTCTGCCCCGGCGGCGGGCCGCTCCGGTTCACGCGGAAGCGCATGCCGGCGAGCTGGCCGTAGGTCTTCGCCTTCTGCTGGAAGGACTGGTACCCCTTCCAGTCGAGCTCGAGGAGACGCTTCGTGTCCTTGTAGGGGCGCCCCTGCTTGTCGAAGAGCTGCCGCCCGTTCTGGTCGGTCACGTCGCTCTCGTTGATGACCGAGAGGTAGTAGCAGAGCCCGCGCCCGATGAAGTCCTTCGCCGGCGACACGAGCATCGCGTTGCACGAGATGCACTCCCGCGGGCAAGACGCGACACCCTTCGGGAGCTGCGGGTGCTCGTCCGGGTTCCACCCCCAGCACGTGGCGCGCTTGTGCTTCGCGCCGCGGTCGCCCTTGATGTAGAGCTTGTGCCGCATGACACGCACGGGCGCGGTGTCGAGCACCGACACGATGACTTCCTTGCCGGGGTAGATAGACAACATCTTCGTCTCCCGCGAGGACTCGTAGTCGATGTCCGGCGGGCTATGGTCGTAGCCGCTTTGCAACTTGCTCACTTCGATCTCCTGTTTGCCCTAAGCGGGCGTATCCACCCTTTACGGGTACTGCATGCTCTCCCCATGGAGGCGTGCGAATAATACCACATGCCACCGACGACTGGCGAGCGGTTGAACTAGATGACGTAACGTGCTGCCCGGACAGCGTGAAGCAGCACGTCAGGTTGGATGGACGCCGGGTCCTGCCCTTCAGGGAGCGTGACCACCTCGACCACGAAGTGCTGCCGCAGAACGTCGCGGAGCCCCTCGTGGTGACGCCCGTGAGGATCGACCTTACCGAAGACGGCCTCACGCCCAGCGACGTCGCCGTCGAAGATGATCGTGACCTTCCGCGCCCACCGGCGGAGCTTCGCGAGCCGCTCGGGGGTGACGCCCGTGGACGCGCCGAACATGCCGAGGACGTTCGTCAGCACGCGCGCGGCGTAGATCACGGAGAGCGGGCCTTCGCAGAGGTAAACGTGCTCGAGCGTCGCGTCGACGAGGTGCTCACCGTAGAAGAAGTGCGTCTTCACACGCGCGAACTCAGGCGGGTAGTCCTTGTAACGGGGAGGGTCGACGCCGTCCGGGAGCACCGAGCGACCCGTCGAGCCCACGAGGAAGCGCTGCTCGTTCCACACCGGGAAGACGGCGCGGTTCCGCTTCTCGTCGAAGCCGAGGCGCCACTTCTCCACGTCGGCCCTGACGATCCCGCGCTGCTCGACCAGGTAGGTCGGTACGAAGCGCGAGCAGCGCGCGACGTAACGCTCGAGCTGGTAGGAGGGCTCAGCGCTTGGGGTGTTCTTGAGCAGCGGCGAGCGCGCCGCCGAGAGGACGCTCATGAAGTCGCCGCGGTCGAACTCCTGTAGGAACTTGAGCGCCATCTCGAAACCGCCTAGCGTGCGCTGCGCTTGCTCGTAGACGCCAGGGTGCTCCTGCGACCCCGTGTAGAGACGACCGCTGATCCCGCAAACGAAGCAGTTCGCGACCGACGGCTGGCCGGGTTCGACCTTGACCGAGAGCGTCATCGACTTGCCACGCTTCGGGTGCATGTGCTCGAAGGGGCAGCGGAGCATCACGTTCGACGATCGTTCCTTCTCCACAGGCGAATCAACCAGACGAGCGAACTCGAGAACCAAACTACGGTCCATGTCACCGCCCCCAGACGAGCGGAAGCCGGAGGCCACGGTCCCTGCTCGTTGCCCAGGTCCGCATGGTCACGTCTTCTTCCCCTCTGCCGGTGCATCCTTCGCCGCCTCTTGCTTCTCGTCCTCGGGCTCCGCAAGCTCGCGGAAGTCGACTCGCTCCTTAACTTCAAATCTAGTGCGCATGCGGCTGAGCGCGAGACCGTCTCGCACCTTCAATGACTTCATCATTGCCTCCCCGGCCTTCACGATGTTCGGCGGGCGGAACAGCCCCAACATCACGTCGGAGACGCGCCCGACCTCGTCGGTGAGCGCCGCGCTGTTCTGCGTCGCGTCCATGGCGTCGCGGTCGATGTCGCGGTTGAAGTGCCAGGTGAGGATGCCCGGCACGGCCACGCGCTCGAGCATGAGCTTCGTGTCGACGATGAACTCACTCGCAGCCTCGTTCATCTTCTTGGCCCCGGTGTGTGGGATCGCAAGGTAGGCAGAGTCCCAGAAGACCACGTCCGGTTGAAGCTCGAGGATCTCCGTCTCGAGATCCATGACCGAGCGGATGTAGGGCGCCGCGACAATCTTGAGCGGCCCCCACCCGAGCTCAGGGTAGCGCTCGCACCGCCGGTAGTACTTCTGGAGCGCGGTCTCCTCGAGTGGAGTGAGCTGCCCGTTGAGGAATCGCCACATGGAGACGCGAGCCCCGAGCGAGTCGAAGCGGATCGTGAGACGCTGCCGCGGCGTAGCGGCAGCGGGGCAGAGGTACGCCGGGTCCGCCGCGGGGTCGAAGCACCGGATGCAGCGCCGCGTGGCGCCGTAGCCCACGACGCGGTGCCGCGGGTCCTTCGGGAGCGCGCCCATGGGCGGCGTCTCCATGGAGACGTAGAGGACCCGGAGCCCGCACTCCCGCTGGAAGGTCGCCATGACCGCCGAGGCGAGCGACTTGCCCATGTTGGGGCGGGCGAGGATCACCCACATCTCACCAGGACGCGGCCCGCCCGTGGCGCGTGTGAGCGAAGGCCAGGGCGTCGGGACACCGACCTGCGTACCGGCGATCTTGCGGAACTGGTAGTCGGCGTAGCGCGCTTGCGTGCTGACCGACATCTCGGGGAGGACGAGCCCGCGGTCGAGGTCGCGGAACTGCCGCGAGACATCGGAGATGACCGACTTCGCCCCGGCGAGCGCCTCTCCTGGTTTCAGCTCGCGGAGCGGTTGTCCGACCTTCTCGCTGAACCCCGCCTCCATGGCAAGGCGCATCGCGTTCTCGCGGATGAGCCCGGCGTAGTGGGAGGGTGCTTCGTACGCCTGGGGGAGCTGCGCGCTGCCGAGCGGTGTGCGCCCGTAGAACGTCTGCTCGAGCGTGATCGCCTGGGGGAGCTGCCTCTCCTGCTGGACGAAGGCGACGATCCAATCGTGCACAACTTGCCACAGCTCGGAGACATGCTCGCGTTGAACGAGCCGGAGATCGCCGACAGAGCCGCGCGAGAGGAGCGAGGAGTAGTAGAGCCCTTCGATGTCCACTAGACCCCCACGCGCGGCATGTCCGGTCCAGGTTCGCCCGGCCACGGGATGGTCAGCGCCACCGGGATGACGACGCGGTTCAGCACAGAGACGAGCGGGCGAGCTTCCTTCGAGTAGTGCTCGTCGAAGGCTTTCCACGAGAAGTTCGACGTGACGAAGACCGACCGATTCCGCTCGTAGAGAATCCGCACCGTCTCCTCGAGCGCGGGACCGGCGGCGCTCGACATCCTGAACCGCTCGGCGCCGAGGTCATCGAGCACGAGGAAGTCGGCTTGATGAAGGAGATCGTCCACCTTGGCAAACTCGGGGTTCTCTCGGAAGCGCACCGCCGGCACGTCGCGGACGTGCAGCCAGAGGACTTGCTCGATGCGGCGCAGCGCCTCCATGGCGAAGATCGCCGCGAGCGAGCTCTTGCCAGTGTTCTCGGGGCCGTGGAAGAAAGCACCGTAGCCCTTGCCAAGCCACAGCTCGGGGTGGACCAGCATCATCTCACCCCACTGCCGGACAGTAGGGTCCCGCACGGCAGCAGTAGTAGCCGTCCAGAAGCGGTCTGGGATACGTGCCGCACGGAGACTCTCGCGCCACTCATGCGGGTCATCCGGTTGCATGCGCTCGCGAATGGCGCGGGTCACGGAGTCCACCTGCGACCGAGGCCGGTACGGTGCGCCGACGTGTCGTCCTTCACCGCGGCCTTCACGCGCAGGATGTCCGGTACGACGAGATCGGAGACGAGGCGCGGGTCGCCCGTGGCGTTCTGCGCCGCGAGGTCCGCGATGAGGTAGACACCCTCGGCGTCGCGGCGCCCGAGGACGCGCACCTCACCGTCGATCTGCACCCACTTGAAGTGCTCGAGCCGGCGCATGTCCGCCGCTAGCGTCTTCCGCGAGACGTTGAGCTGCTTCGCGAACGTGGCAAGCGCCGTGAAGCTCTCGAGTGGTTCGAGCTTGTCGGTGCCCTTCGCCGGCAAGAGACTCAATGCCTCTTGCAGCATGGCACGGTAGAGCGCGCGCGACTGAACGAGCTGCGCGAGGTAGTCCTTACTCGAGAGCATCTACTTCGCGACCGCCTTTCCGAGCATTGGTTTTCCTTCGGCGAGGAACTTGTCAACGTACTGGACGCCGAACGGCCAGCTCGCCACCTTCTGGAGCGTAGGGAGCTTCGCCTTGAGCTCGCGGAAGAAGATCTGCGTGCTCTTGAACTTCGCGTAGGTGAACGGCGACGCGAGCGTGCGAAGGAGCCCAGCGGGGTGCGGGACGTGGGCGAAGATCACCCAGTCCTCCGGCGCTATGGTCGAGGCCACCGGGCCGATCCAGCGGTAAAGCGGCGGCGGCTCCGCGAAGAATGCCGTCGTGGCGACTTGCCCGAGACAGATCACGACGCGCGGGCGGATCGCGTGGAGCAGGAGAAGCAACCGCTCCGAGCACGCGAGCTTCTCTACTTCGGTCGGCGGGCGGTCGCCGCTCCACCTGTCAAGTACCGGCCTACAGCCGATTATATTTGCCCACGCAATGTCGCGGTCAGGGTCGAGCCCCGCTTCGCGAAAGAGTTCGCTCTGGAGACGCCCCGATCGTCCGATGAACGGAACCCCCTTCTTGTCTTCCTCGCGGCCCGGCCCTTCGCCGAGTGCGAGCACGGGCGAGTAGAGGTTGCCGCGCGTGAAGACGATGTAGTTGCGCGACTCCGCGAGGTGGCACCGCGCGCACGAGAGGTAGCGGTCCTTCACCTGGTTCACGGCGATCTGCGGATCGGTCGAGAGCGCCGGCATGTAGGGTGACAGCTCGAACTGCCGGATGTTCCTGATCGCAAGCGGCTCGGCGCCGCGCGCGATCTCGACGACCGCCGCGTCGCTCTGCGGGGTGGGCGAGATAAGAGTTGTGAGCACAGGCTGCGGATCTAGCCCGTGCGCGGACACGTAGACGAACATGGCGCCGACAGCCCCCGAACGCCATCGAATAATACCGCCTGTCGATTGGAGCGCAAGCGTAAAAGCAGGAAGCGCTCCGACCTGTTGCTGCGGTGCGGCTTACACTGCCGGAGTCGGCGAAGGTGACGAGGGCTTGGCCTCCTCCTTGGCCTTCTCCTTACCGTGATCCGCGACACCCTGCGAGATCACGTACGCCGACGAGGACCCGACAATGATCTTCACGACCTCGTCAGCGAGTTCCTTGTCGAACACGATCCCCCTCTTCGCGCAGTACGCGATGATGATCGCGGTCGCTGCCGCTGTGATTCCCGCGACAAACTTCTTCGAGTCGAGGAGTTCCTTGAGCGTCCCGAACAGCACTCCGACCACGATCCCCTCCCTACAACATCGCCAAGAGAAGCGGGATCGCCATCTTCCCAGCTACCTGGAGAACCTCGATGGCGAGCTTCTTGACCTTCGCCCACATCTCATCACGCGACACCTTCGCACCTACAGACGCGCGCATCGCGCCGAGAAGTGCGTTCTGTCGCTCCTCGAACGTAGCCCGCTCCGCAAGGAAGATGAGGTAAGCATCATCTTCGTTGCCGAGCGCGAGATAGCTCGCGATTGCCGTGAACCCGCCGTGCGTGATCTCGTGCAGCGTCGCCTTGTCGGTGTTGAGCACGTCCGCCACCGCGTACGCAATACCGGCGGTCTCAGCAGGGAGCTTGGGCACGATCTTCGAGCGCAGCGACTCGACACCCTGATCGACCCACTTGTCCGCCTGCTTCTCGGCCCGAGCCGCGAGCATCGCAGGGAGCTTGTCGAGCCCCACGGTCAGTTCCCTGGCTTCGCGGTGCCGATGAGCGACGTGACCCATGCCGGGAGCTCGCGTCCGTTGATGCTGTGGTCGAGGATGTAGTAGCTCGCCACGAGGTTCATGTGCGCCTCCTTCTGCTTCGCAGGCGCGAGCTTCTCCCACTCGTTGAGGTTCCCCTGACCGACTGCCGCGCCGACAGAGATGAGCTTCTTGTCCTCCGCCGCGACGCAGCCGCCTACGAAAACAAGCGCGAGAACGAGAACGCACCGCTTGAAAATCATCGTTTCCCTCCGCCCTAGATCCTACCTGTTTTCCGCCGCACACGGAAACGCCGCGAGCCCTGGGGATCACCGCACCCCAGGGCTCGCAGCAAGGGAAACATGTTCAGCGGGCTGGCTTACGGCGTGAACGTGAAGGCACCGACGAGCTTCGCACCGGTAACGCGCATCCCGTTCACGTTCTCGACGGCCACGTCGCACGGCGCGTAGATACCAGACGCCGCGACCTGGACCTTGTTGCCGGCGTCCTTCTCGAGAAACTCACCGGGAGTGAGCGGCCCGGTGAGCGCGACCAGTGTGAGCACGAACACACCAGCAACAACGCCGCTACCGGCAACCTCGCATGTCTTGCCGCTCACCGATCCGGTCAGCGTGTCGCCGACCGCAAGGGTACCCGTTATAGCGCCTTGGCATCGGACGAAGACACGCGGCGCCGCCGATGTGACGATCGTCGCATGGTCCATGTCTGTGACCACGAGCCCGGTACCGGACACGCCGTCGAACTTCACGACGAGCGTACCGATGTCGAAGGCGTGCCCTACTAGCGCGACCGACGTACCGCCGGCTTTCGATCCGGTCGCCGGTCCGATCGATGTGAGCGCCGGTTTGCTCACATCCGCGGGGATGATCGCCGTCACGCCATCGCTGAGTGCGTACTCGCATCCACACACAGCGCACTTGGGTACGATCGACGCGCCGGCCTGAAGCGCCTTGCGCCACGCGGCGAGCTCGCCGTTCAGCACGCTCACCAGCGGAGGCCCGGCGCAACAGACACACGTGACCGTGAAGCTACAGTCCTGAACCATCGTAACCCCCTACTCTACGGAGCGACCTTAACGCGGACCATGGCACCTGCCGCACCGGCGGCGCCGATGCCGGCAGGCCCAGTGCCAGGGTAGCCACCATCGGTCCCAGCAGCACCAGCGGCGCCACCAGCAACGGTCACGGTCCCAGCAGCGAGCGTACCTCCGTAGAGGAGACTGTAACGTCCACCACCACCACCGCCACCGCCGCCACCTGCTCCGACGTTGAAACCGAAGGCGTCCCAGCCAGGGAACCCAGCCACACCAGCGGCGCCGTTGCAGTTGATGACGCCCTCGGTAACGTTGCCGAGCACTTCGATCACGACGATGCCACCACCGTCGCCACCGTCGCCACCTGCGCTTGTCGGGTTGACGGGGGCATTGCCGCCGCCTCCACCACCTCCACCACCGCCCGAACCCGGCGCGACAGCGCGCCCGAAGCTCCCGACCGGAGGATCGAGGTCGTAGAGCCAGGCGTGCGCGGCAGGGCTTGCCGCAGCGGCGCCTCCTGCCCCACTGTTGGCGCCTCCAGCAGTGCCGCCCACACGACCGTCATAGAAGCCGGGACCACCTGCGCCGCCGTTGCCGCCGTTGAAGAGAGCTCCGGCGTTTGCCGTACCGGCACCACCGCCACCCCCAGGCGAGAAGCCGAACAGCTCACTCGCAGCAGGGGCCGACCCAGGGTTACCGACGACACCACCGATGGCCTTCGCGCCGCCGGTGCCGCTGTTGAACCCAGAACCTACCGCCGAGATCGTGCCGTTGTTCGTGAAGTTGGCGCGGCACTTCAAGTGGAGCGCGCGGTACTGCGTGAGTGTGAGCACCACGCCCGGGTCTATCGTGACGCTCGTGAAGTTGAAGATGCCGGCGATCGGCGCGCTCACAAAGAACGTGATGGAGCCCAGGGTGCCATCGCCGCCGAACGGCACCAAGGAAGCAGACGCCGCGGCGGAGGCGGGCGGGCTGCTTGTGTTGTCGAAGATGGGCCGCGTGGCTTCGTCCTTCGAGAAGACCTTCGGCACGGAGACGAGGCGCACATTCGTGACCGCGGCGGTTGTGTCGGTCGCGATGTTCCCGACGGTCTGCTCGACACCTGCGGCATCGATGTAGCGGTACGTAAGCGTCCATACCCCAGCCGCATGCGTGAGCCGCCCGAAGATCTCAGCCTCGGTCGCCGCGAACTTGATGAGACGGAAGTTCTGATCGAGGAGTCGGACGAGGTTGAGCGGCGCGGTCGTGGCGACGCCGCGGGCAACACCTGTCCCAGCGGTCTCACCCGCGAACAACGCAGTGACGACCGTACTCACGCCCACAGGCGGAGCGCCGGTCGCACCCTTGTCGATGCGATGCCCCTCAAGAGCCCGCCGCAGTTCGATCAGCCCGATCACCGGGGTGATGTCGCCGGAGGAGATGACGGCTGTGACCGTCTCGTCGACGAACACGTAGGCGATCGGGAACTGATCCGGCGGCGCAGGTCCGAAAGTGTAACCCGGCGCACCGTTGTACAGCGGCGCCGGGGCGGCGATGGGGGTGCCTTGCGTGATGGCAGGGGCGCCCGTTGAGTCGAGCGTGATGAGGTCCCAGCGCTCGAATCCGACTGCCACCGGGGCAAAGGTGCCTGTCAGTTGATCGCCAGCCGTGAAGCGGTCGACGACGATCTGCCCGCCGATGTGCGCCCAGCCAGCCTTGAGATTGGCCTGGTTGTCGGGAGGAACATTGGCCTCGGCCCGAAACCACGACGCGGCGCCGAGATCGAGCTGACGCGCCGGAACGACGTCGAGAGTTGCCATGCTGATCTCCTGTTACACGATCGTCCGGTGAACGAGCAGTACTTTGTCAAGGGCGATGAGCACGATCGGCGCGATGAGGTTTATGCCCTTGCTGGCAGCGGGACCCAGCGTCGGAGCATTGAGCGGCGGGCTCGCCTCGTTGTAGTGGATGCCGGGCGCGAGCCTGGTTCCGTTCAGGAACACATCGAGGTGGTTGGCGCCAGGCACGAAGTCGAAGGTCGCCGCGACCGCAACCTCGCCGCCTGCGGCGATGGAGTAGGTGTGGCTCGAGAGAGTGCCAGGCCCGATGATCCCGATGCCTGTGCAGTCACCGCCCGTCGTCTGCACCAGGTAGGTGATGTGCCATCGCAGCCGGAGCTCGAACGCCACGGTCTTCGTGATGCCGGTGAAGATCTTCCGCGCGTAGAGTCCGCCCGCGGCGAACGGCCCGGTAAAGAGCCCGGCCTCGGTGAACGTGAAACCGTTCGCCTCTCCCACGAGGAAGAGAACTTCGGCCTGCGCAACGTTGCCCGACGTGGTGAGCACGGCAGCTTTGCGCTGCCCGGTCGTTTGCTGGAGCGTGATGTCAGCGAGCGCCGGCGGAGTGGGAACGAGAGGGTCGCCGAGCTCGATGTAGTTGAGCGGCGCGTTCGCGGCACCGATCGCCATGAGCGCGGTCAAAGGCTGCGCGTTCGTGACGACCAGGTTCGCGTCGTCCACGACCTTGACCCAGTCGGCCTTCACACCTGTGGATGGGTCCACCGCGCGCATCTCGACGATGAGCCTGCCGACCATGGTCGGCCCCACATCGGCGCTGCCGCGCTGCGTCGCTACAGCACCACGGTTCGCCAGCTTGCGCGCACGATCCAAGATCTTCGATTCCATGGTAGGTATCACCCTAGCACAATGGCGTAACCAGAAGCAGGCGCCGCGTGAGTCACGATCGTCACGTTCGACCCTGAGTGCTGGAGAATGTACTGGTCAGCACCAGGCGCCGCCGGGACAGCCTGTAGCTGCTTGTAAGTCGCGTCGTATACCTGCACGAGCGGCTGACTTCCGAGGTTGTGTGTGATCGTCCACGGAGTGCTCGCCGGTGTGAACTGGAAGATCTTCTTGGTGCCTACCGGCACGCCCAGCTCGAGGAACTGTCCGAACGTCCGCCACCCACCGTTCAAGTAGTACTGGAGACGCACTACGCCGGTGATGCCATCCTTGAGGACCCGCGACATCCCATCGCGCGCGACCGCCGGCTTGGTGGGGTCGGTGCCAAAGTTCGCACGGACGACAGCCTCGAAGTTGTTGCGAACCTCCTGCGAACGCTGCGGCGCGCCAGCCTGGGGCTCATCGAAGATGAAGAGGCCGCTCGCTTCGGGGCTAGGCATGACTCACCTGTCCTCACACATAAATGTCAGGTCCACCAGCAGTTATGATGAGCATGTCGAGTGGGCAGATCGCAACGGTGGGCTCCTCAAAGAGCACCTGCATCTTCGTGGTTATACCACCCACGATCTCCTCGACGATAGCCGCATCCTCGCTCGTCGTCGCCAGGTCCAGGAGATCGCGCGTCCGAATCACCGCGCGGTCGTCGCGAGCTTCGGTGACGCATGCAACCTGATCCGTCGCGACCGGTGCCATCGTGTCGTCGAGCGCGACGATGATGCCCAGCTTGCGAACGAGAACATGGATCGGGCGCACTTCCTCGATCCGACTCAGCAGCGACTTCGCGAACTCGAGATCGATGAGCGGAGGTGCGCCGCCGAGCGGGTTGACCTCGAGCTCGAGGTCGATGCGTGCCGCGTGGTAAGGCCACTCCTCGGTGATCTGATCGAAGTCCGCCGTCACAGCACCGACCGCGGCGGCTGCGAAAGAGACGACATAGTCACCAGACTCGTAGTTGATCGTCCCGCTCTCGATCGAAGGGCCGAGCAGACCACCGCGACCGTCATCTCGAATCACGTCGCTCGTATCGGTGATCCTGAGTGACGTTGGGCGAATCGGCGTGTCGGCAAAGCGCCCGGTGTAGGTGACGTTGCCAGCAGGGCCAACGGGAGCCCCGACGATCGGCGCTGTCTCCCACTGCGTCTCGGAGTAGTCGTTGTTTTCTTCGTGGATGTCCTTCTTCCAGAGCGGGGAAATCTTGAAGACCCTGAAGCCGAGGAGACGAAAGAACACATCGAACGAGATCCTGCGCCCCCGGGACTTGTAGGCATCGAACAGACCGATGAGCGCCACACGACGCGCCGCCTCATCCAAGCTGTCCGCGAGCTTGTAGCCTAGCGATGCGGCGATGTCCGGCAAGAGCTCGACGGGGCACTTGAGCGGGTCCACGAGATCGAGAAGACTCTCGAGCACCTGTACGTCCTCACCCTCGAGCGTCTCGAGGACATAGAAAAGCTCCTGGATGATCGGCGAGGCGCCGAAGGCATCCCAGACATCCGTAGGGTCACCGGAGTCCCACGGAGCGGCATCATCCCAGTGCGAGATGTAGCCTTGCGCCCCGCTCTTTTGGTCCTGCGTCTGGATGAGCGGAAGCAGCCGCGCGTAGAGCCGTACAGCTAACTGATTCTGAGGTTCGCGATTGTCAGCCATCAGAAGAGCCCCTGAACTTCGGGCGCGCGCTCAGTCAGCGCGACGCGTCCCGGCGTCGCAATCTGGTCATCGACAACCGTGATGTTCAACGCCGGCGGAACGCCTTGGATCGTGTCGTAGGTGAGCTCGAGCGGGCGACCTGCGGCAATAACACCGCTGGCGAGCTGTGCCTTGTAGCGCCCGCGAAGGTGGTCGAGCGCATCTGTTGGGTAAGCGTTGACCGGCCCCGAGCCAGGAGGCCCCCAAAAGCGCCCGTTGTTGTCGGCGAAGAGCCCGGCGTCGAGGCCGGGAGCGCTCGGCGTCTTAGCCCGGAAGACGAACGCCGAGTAGAGAAGAACCGCCACGTTCGTGACTTTGATGATGAACGTCCCGGGCGCAGTAACCGCCGGCGCCACCAGGAACGTGATCCTGCCGACACCGGTGGTGTAGTTGAGATAGTTGTCGCCGTTGCGGTCGAGACTGAGACCGTGCACCCCGCCCTGCCAGTTGTCGTAGGCGTCCTCGAAGGAGACTCCGGGTGTGGCAAGGTCGGTGAGCTGGAAGCGGAGCCGCCCCTCGCCGTCGAGACCGCTTCGCGAGAGGTTCGAGCCGGTCGTGAAGTCGAAGATCTTGAGGACCCCGTCCGGCACTTGCGTGAGCGTCGCAACGACAGTAGCCCCGCCGCCGGGTCCAGGAGGCGGAACCACGTTCCACGAGAACTGCGCACGCCCCGTCTCATGCACAAGCAGCCCACCCGGAAGAACGTTACCTGCGATCACGCCGTCGCCGTCGTCGTAGGCGATGAGCTGCGCCCCGACAGGTGCTACCGGCTGGAGCCCATCGGCGTCGAACCCACCCCAGAAGAAGACGCGACCCTTGGTGAAGGGTAGATAATCAGCAGGCAGGAGCACGTCGACCTTGCTGGTCGTCCATCGTGCGCGCACAGGCAAAGTAGGTGCGGCGCCGAACGTGAAGATGATCTCGCCCGTGGAGTAGGAAACCGTACCCGCCCCTGCGCCCACCAGAGCACCCAGCCCGTTGTCGGTGAGCACCTGCGGAACACCGGTGCTGTCCTCGATGACGAGCGAGAGCGTGTCGACGCCCGAAGGTAGCCGACCTCGGAACTGCGAGGTGGTCGAGATGCGAAAGGCGTCGATGACCTTGTGCGGATCGCCAGCCCACACACCTCGCGTAGCGCGTTGGAGAATCGGGTAGTAGAGCGTAGCGCTGTTAAGTCGGTCGATCAGCCCATCGCTGCCGCCGAGGTCTTCTATGACCGCCGCGAACAGTGTCCGCCGCGCTTCAGCTACGACCAGTGCGCCAGTGTCCGGCGGCGCACCGAACTGAATTGAGAAGCGACCGGTCACGTAGTTGATGGCGTTGCCTGTGAGCCCAACCGCGATACCAGGGAAAACGTCGCCGATGAACCCACCGCCACCCTCATCGGTGGCTGCCTGCGCCCCAACCATGACAGCGACAGAGAACAGCGCGATGGACGTACCCTCCGGTAGCAGGAAGTCACCTGCGAAAAGGTCCGTGAGCCCGTCGCCCGTCCCGACGGCAAGCGTGATCCGCTCAGCACACACGACCTTGGTGATCGTGGCGTAAGCGACCCCATCGGTGTCCTGAATCGAGCGGTACAGCTTCGAGATCGAGAGGTCGACCCCCGGCAACACTTCGGAGCTCGAGAAGAAAGCGACGATGGCAGTGGTGACATCGGCGAAGACAACCTGCCGCAACCGCCCAGGCTCAAGGGTGATGTCGGCCTCAACGTCGACGATCATGACTCGACCATCGACCATCTCGACGACCGTTGTGATGGTGCGCCGCGAGTCGAGGAAGTTCTTGACCCCTGCCTTGAGTGACTCACCAGCCGTGGCAAGGCGCCCATCCTGGTCGCGCCCCCACGCCGCGACCTGAACGGTGTTTAGCTCGGGCACCTTCTGTTTCAGGTACGCGTTCACGTGCGCCGGCGCCCCGAAGACAGGGTCCGTGAACGTGGCGGCGAGCGTTGTCCAGTCCTCTTTGGTGACAGCGCGATCGTTCGATTTCGCGAACTTGGGCGCGAAGAAGCGAGCGTGGTCAACAGTCTCCGCCGCCTCTCCGCCCGAGCCCGCACTGGCGTTGTTGAGCGAAACGCCGAAGGTCGCGCCGTTCGGAAGGAAGCCCTGGAGAGTCGCCTCGATCGCACCTGCCGGGACATTGCCGCGGACGCCGCCACCAGTGCGATAGGTCGATGTAACCGTAGCACCGGCAGATGGGATCGAACCAAACACACCGTCACCGAAACGGATCGTCGCCACGCTGTCCGGGTCGAACGTGAGCTGGTAGCGCTTCTGCGTGCCTGCGATCAAGTAGAGCACGTCGATGCTCGAGTCCTCGAGCGGCGCGGCACCAGCCGCCAGAGTCCCAAACTGCGACGTCGTCACACCATCGACCGTCTGCGAGAGGATGAACTCATTGGGAGCGCCGGTGAAAGTCGCGACCTGCAACCACCGCTCAGCGTCCTGCGGATTTCCGCCAGGCGGGGTAACCAGCACGATGGGCCGATCCTCATCGTTCTGGTCGATAAGCGCGAATAGAAGCGAGAACTGCACGGACTGGTTGTCGACGCCAGCGCCCGCGAACGTGTCGCGCCCGCGCTGAGTACCTTCGATGAAGACCAGACTCTCAGTCGGAGTCCACACCTCATCGGCTACATCCGTCGAGACGCTGCCCTCGATCACACCGGGCTGACCAAGCGTAAACTCCTGGAACTGCGAACCGTCCGACTGAAAACTCTCCTCGCGCGTCGTGCCCTCAACCAAGATCACCAGGTCGTCCGTCGTGCCGTCCGGCCAAACGCGCGCTCCGGCGGGGATGATCGTGTCCTCTGCGACCTCGAAAGTGAGATCACCCACTGCCACACGCGCACCCCTGCGAAGGGTGATCGGCACAGCCTGTGGCGGATCGACAGTCACCTGCACCGCCACCGAAGCTGACGTTGCGGGTCGCATCTCGTAGCCAACAGCGCGAGCAAGCGGCACCATAGCCTCGCGCGTGTCAGCCAGGAGCAGAAGACTGTTCCGCTGAGCGCGGTTGAAGTAATGCGCGTTCTGCTCGTGGAACCACGAGAGCACGTCAATGATAGCCGGGACTACGTCGGTAGACAGCAACGCATCGTAGCGGAACGAACCGACACGGAGCTTGAGTAGATCGAACGCCCGCTGCCGGATCACAGCGAACTCGCGCGCCAGGTAATCGATGCTGGGGGCCAGCCCGGGTATCGCCATGTCAACCCTCGACTCTAGGGAAGTAGACAGGTGCCGAGTGTACCTGACCCAGCGCGTCGCCGGCTATCGAGAACGAGATCAGGACGATGATCGTGTGCCCGTCCACCGGGACGTCAATGGTGACACGGTTGATAATCGCCCGCGGGTCCTGCTCGGATACGTCCTTCAAGGTGTAGTAGCGGACGAGTCCCTGCGTCACCTCGTCGTTGATGTCAAACAGGAGGTACGGCACACGACTGCCGAGCTTCGGGTTGTACGGAACCGACCCCTTGGGCGTCGTGATGATGTTGCAGATCGACGAGAGGATGACGTTGGCGTCCGGCTTCGGCCCAAGCACGAGCGCGGGAGACGGTCCGAACGGGTAGGCAGGGCCGGCGAATCGTCCGAGTACCACTTCAGTCCGCCTTCGCGATTGTTGTGTTTGCCGCGTCGACTATAACCGGCACCTGCAAGGACAACGGTGGCGACGTGACTGGTGTCCCGATGTGCACATGTGCGTTGAAGGTCACGATCATGATGTTGAGCAGCGCGATCAATCGCTCGTCCATGAGCTTCTTGTGTGCGCCGGCATCCGAGCCTACCGTCACTTGCGCACCGGCCAGCTTCGCCAGTGCGGTTGCCACGAAGCTCGCGTTGGCCGTCGCTGTGACCTCCGCGTCGCCGGTTGCTTCGATCGTAACCTTGCCACCGGCATCGTCGAGCTCGATCATGTGCTGCGGCGTCGTGACGACAACCTTCTCGTTGTCATCATCGAGAAGGACCGAACGCCCACCCGGCGTCTCGAGCGTGACCTTCTCCCCCTTCTCATCGAGCGTGAGCTTGAAGCCGCCGACCGTCGTGAGCTCGACCTTGGGACCATCGAGCGCGTCTGCGTCTACAAGCCGGAGCTTCTGCCCGCCCGCTGTGTCGAGATGAATCTCCTCCTCATCCTGCTTCCACCGCATCTCGAACACGTGATTGTTTTGGGTGCGCACGATGCGCGTCTTGGGTCCAGGAGAGTACGAAGACTTCGCGGCGTCCGGGACGTCATCCGGTGTGAACCATCCACCCAACCACACCGGCTGCTCCGGGTTGCCGCCCCAGAACGCGATCCAGACCGTGGCGCCGACCGGAGGGACATGGAACTCGCCGCTCTTGACGCCGGAGACCGGGAACATAGGCTTCGCCCACGGGAGGTCGTCGTCCTCGATCTTCTCGTCCTCATCCGGGGCGCCGTAGATCTGGTCGACGCGGACCTGTACGCGCCCTGCTTTGTCCGGGTCCTCGTCCGAGATGACCGCGCCAGGGTAGAGTCCGAACCACTTAGCCCCGCCGACGTCTCGCGGCTCCGACGTAGATGCGGTCACTTGATCGCCTCCACCTGACGTGTGACCTTGGCCTTCTGCGGCTGATCGACCCGGAACTTGTCCCTGGACGCTGTCGTCGTGCCAGACCCGGACGTGTTCGCGTCACCGATACCAGCCTCGCGGCGGAAGCAAGTCGCCGACGTAACGATCACGCTGTCTACAAGCGCGTGTGTGACCTCGAGCACAGCGTATCGTCCGAAGAACGGCGCCTCCTGTCGATCGCTCAGGTTCCCCAGGACTTCAAGGACGACACCCGGCTTTAGCGTCAAGTCACCACGGGTGTCAATTCGCGCCGAGTAGTAGCGCTGCGCCGATTGCCCCCACTGGGCGCGCGCGGACTCCTCGACGAGCGCGCGCGTCTCCTCGAAGGTCGGGTGAATACGGAGCCCGCTTGTCATAGCGCGCGGTAGCCGCGGGGCTAGCGCTGGGAACGCACTTGCAGCGTTGGCATCGACCACGAACGGGATCGCAGCCTTCGTCTTGAAGTCGTACCCGATACGCCGGAGCGTCATGCCGCCGGCGCGGTCGACGTTCCTGCCGTTGTACGCGACGAGCACACGGTCCACGCGGTTCTCGAGCGTGCGCATGTCGTGGCGCCGCGCGCTGGCTTCGCTGGTGCTCGGCGAATCGAAGCGCAGGTTGCTGCCGTCGACCCACATATACGCGTCTCCGCGCCCAGACCCGGTCGCCGCACTTGCCGCTAGCCGCCTGGCGAACGTCCAATCATCCTCACGAAGCTGCCACCATGTACGCCGCCCAGCGGTGTTCTTGATGTCCTGGGTGAGTTTCCACTCATCGGCTATGTCGCTAAGGACATCGGAGACCGTCGCGTCCTTCCATGTCCTCGTGCGCGCCTTCTCTTGCATAGCAAGCCGGATGTCACCGCCAAAGACTCGCCCGATGAGTGTCGTCCCGCGGAAAGATGTCTTGGCGTGGTCGATGTACATGCGTCGCCACTCGGTCGCCTCCTCGACTCCGCCTTGCTGCTTGAGACGTACACGCAGGTCGGAGCTATCGCGCCCAAGAATCAGGTCTTCCCACTCCTCCCACGTCTCGGTCGAGAAGCGCGCCTCCCAATACCACCCACCAGCGATCATGCTCTCGCGCCACACGAACTTGCGCAGGAACGGAGTCACATCGCGCGCGGGACCGCCGTCGATCTGCATCTCCAGTCCGCCGGTAGCGCTGAGTGACATCAGGTCTGCGCCCCTGCTCGCCGGGCAAACGCCTGAAGCGCTGCGTTGACGTTGGGGATCTTGGGGATGATGAGTCGCATCCCAGGGACCACGTCGCGGAGCGGGAAGTCTATCTTGTTAGCCTGTGCGATGACGTACCACAGGCGACGATCGTTGTACTCGGAGTCCGCAAAGAGATCGAGCTGCCCTTCCTGCCCTTCTTGAACGATAACCTCCGCCTCATCGCCGTCGATGCGAACAAGGGGAGGATTCCAGATGCCGAAGAAGGTCTTCCCACCCTTGGAGAAGATCCCCGTCGCCACATAGGGACTGATGGGATCGAGGTCTATCTCGAAGATCGCCATCAGCCACCACCTACGCGCGCTTCGAGATTGCTCGCCGCGTTGTTGGACTGCGCAGCGCGTACATCGGCTGCGGCTCGGAGCCGGTCGGTTCGCGCGACGTAGGCTTCATCACCAGACTGGTTCGCGATCGACTGGAAGTTCGGGTAGAAGGGCATGAGCGGCTGAAACTGGAAATCGACCGTCGCGCCGTACGCGCGTCCAGTGCGAGGGTGAAACGGACGCTCCCACTTAATCGTAACACTCGTCACGTAGCCACGAATCGTGAGCCAGCTCCCGAACTGAATCAGGATGATCGGCGGGTCGAAGCGTTGAAGGTTAGCTATAGCGGCACCTGTACTGCTGAGCTCGGACGCCTGTGCTCCGGCGTTGACCTTGGAGCCGATGATCTGCTTCTGAGCAGTGGCGCCGAGCCCGCGCGCTAGGGGGAACGCGAGTGCCTGACACCACCGCACGTTGATCTCGTTGTCAATGAGCTGCTGTTGCATCTGCGGGGTGTCGAAGTCCGGGGAGTTTCGCGTCGGCAGGTACGCCTTGAACGGGTTCGAGGGGATCGGATCGAGCACAGGGGTTGATGCTGACTTGCCTGCGGCATCCTTGCCGACATCCAAACCGGCCCGGAACTGGAGCTCGAGCGGGAACGCACCCCAGTTGCCGCCGCGATAAGCCACGAAGCCAGGCTGCGACATACGCGTCGCGGCGATCTCGCGGTACTGCGTAAGCGTGTAGACCTCCTCAATCGTATCGGGGTAGCTCTGAAAGCTGAGCCGCGTGCGCAGCTTCGAGTCGTTCGGCGGATCTTCAATCACGAGCGCACCGGGTGCTGGCGCTATCGACCCGATGGATCGGCTGAGCGCCGCAGGAATCGAGAGCACTGCGCTAAAAAGGTCAGCCATGATGCACCTTTACCATGCCGGGACCATCCCGAAGCTCTCGCCCAAGTCTGCGTCCTCTTGAGCGCGAGCGCCGCCTTGCTTGGTTCTACTGCCGCTGCCAGCGTCATCCTTCGACTGCACCACGAGCGTGCCCTGGAGCACCCGACGAACAGCCTGGAGCTCGCTCACGATGGAAGCGAAACCAGGGAGCATGAGAGGCCCGAGCACCCCCGCGAAGGCGTCCGCGCGAAGCGGCAGGATGGCTTCAGGACCAGCCTCACCAACAAGGATGCCACCCTTCGCCATTCGCTTGGCGCCACCAGGTGCAGGCGCAGCAAGCCACTCATTCCTGGCCTGCTCCTCGGCCTGCGCGCGCGGCACACCCTTTACCATCAACTCAGCTATGCGATTGTTAGTCGCTTTCCGTTGATCGGTAACGACAGTTGTCCCAGCCCCGGGGCCAACCACACTCTCAGCTTCACCTGTAAAGTACGCTTTGGCCTTCTTGACAATCTCGAGCCCTGCCACGAACTCCGCGATCGCGTCGAATATCGGCTGCACGAACGGTTGCACCGTCTTCCAGATGCCCTTGATGCCGTCGACGATCGGGTCGATGAAGAGAATGTTGAACTTCTTCATGTAGTCGCTGGCGTTCGACCAGAAGTCCCACACCTTTTTCCCGAACGCCAGGATGTCTGGACCGTAGAGGACAAAGAACTTCTGAATGTTTTCGACCATGTCCTTCATCGCCGGCACCAACTTCGCGGCCAGCTCTGCCGCAAGCGGCGCCGCTTGCGCGGCCATCCCTGCAAACCACTTGATGAACCCCGGCGCAGTGTCGGCAAGGAACGCGATGATCAGCCCGACGAACGGCTTGATCGTGTCTGCGATGATAGGCGCTAACTGTTGCATGAGCGTCTCGATTACGAAGTCGAGCGGGCCAAGCGCGACCTCGATCGCCGCGGCGAACGACTCGAACGCAGGCTCTAGGAACTTGGCGACCATCTCGAGAAGCGGCGAGAACAGCTTGAGCAAGATACCGATCGGACCTAGACCGACGGAGAACGCCGTCGAGATCGCGCCACCGAGGAGCTTGAAACCCTTGCCCGCGACGCGCGAGATGGTGAGCATCGCGCGAAGTGGTCTCAGTATGAAGACGTTGAGTGTCTTCCCTGCCAAGTTGGCTGCGCCGTAGATGGCCTTGAACGGCAGCGCGGCTATCTTGCCGAAGAACTTGAACGGGAATAGGAGCAGCTTGACCTCGCGATCCAGGTCGCGGACCTCAAGCGCAAAGCGGCGCCACGGCCCGCCCTTGGCGGCGTCCTTGGCTGCGTCCTTGGCTGCGAGTGCAAGCGAAATTTTCTTCCTGATGGCGTTCTCTCTAAGCGCCGCGAGCTCAAGCCTGCCCATCTTCTTTAGTCTGGCCCCGCTGCGCACGTAGTCTTCGCGAGCCGCGGAAGTTTCTAGCTTCATCATCTCCTTGACCTGAGCAGCCCAACCAGTAAGTTTGCGTAGCGTATCTTTCTTTTGCTGGCGCTTGTCTCGGGTCGCGTTCTCTCGAAGTCCAGCCATTTCTACACGAGACATCTTCTTAACCAGCCCAGCCCAACCAGCTAGTTTGCGTAGTGTGTCTTTCTTCTCCGTTGCCTTCTGCTCGGCTTCTTTTATCCCAGGCGTAGCTAGACGTTGCCTGACAGCCTTGCCAGTAGCAGCCGCAAAGCCACCCGATGTGCGCATGACAGGTTTGAGCATCTGGGCTATAGGCGTAGCGCCAGTCTTGGCAACGTCCTTCAATATCTTTGAGTACGCGATGCCAACTTTGGAGAGCCCAGATACAGCCTTGGCGCTCTTGGCAGCACTGTTCAGAACGACGGTACCAGCGAGCCAGGCCATCTTGGACACAGAGGCCATGCCGCGCGTCATGGCCCCGAGACCCTTAACAGCAAATGCGAACGTGAATGTCTGTTTTTGGTCCGGCACGTCGGCCTCGCTAGATGCCCAAGATCCTCGACACCACCGCCGAAATAGAACTGCTCAGCTTATCCTTGCTAGTATCAATCTCCTTCAGCACATGCCCAGTAACCATCTTGTGTCGCACCGCGATGTCCTTCACTTGCCATCGCGACATGACCTGCCAATCTCGGAAAGAAACCCCTGCGCGCATGAGCCGGAACCGCTCCTCTGAGATCAATTCCGGCGGTCGTGCGAGCCACTTCGTTGGATCAGGTCCCAGGTGAACGAAAAAGCCCACCCTCAGTGGGTAAGTCCACCTTCCAGCTCCCGCCGCACTTCTTGCAGCGGAGCCTCGGCTCGGTCTCGTACCCGAAGGAACGATCGAGGATGTCCTTACGCAACCCTTCGAGCAGCCACGTGGGCGAGCTCTTGATCCAGTTCAGCGCCTCGAGCGACCCGGAAACCACCTTCCCGTTGATCGCCACGATGTGAAGTGCGGTCAGGAAGTTGTTGAACTTACCGCTCTGCGACCCTATCGCGCTGGCGATGCCGCCGAGCGCGCTAATGTACTCCTCCGCCACTACGAGGTCGCGCACGCGCGCGTAGCGCCAAGCGATCTCGGTGCCGTTCTTGAGGCGGATCTTGAACGGTTCGGTGGCATCAACTTCGGAAATGACCCGAATCTCGGCACCGGCCTTACCCTCGATCGCTAGGATCGCGAGCTCCTCCGGGTTGAGAGGCGCCGACGCCGGCCAGTTCGCAGGCTCCCCCGGCTGCGCAGCTCGAAGGCTTGTGCTCGGGAGCTCGGACAGCTTGAGCTTGTAGTTGTCCGACTGCCCGCACGTCGGGTGTATGAGCTGACCGAACTCGAGCGTGTCATCGCCGACCGACTGCGCGTAGAATTGGAGCAGCGCCGAGTTCCAGTCTAGGAGCAACAGCTCCGGGAACGGGATACCCTTCGTGTCGAAGCACTGAGAGGTGACGTGCCGCAGCGCCGCGGCGCCGGCGTTCGGTAGATCCGCAGCGCTGGCGATCGTCTCCTCCTGTTCGCCACGCATGGGACTGATGAGGATCTCCCCGGTGTGCCCTGGGGCGAGTTTCTGATAGAAGATCCCACCGCTCGGGAGCTTGAACGGCTGACTCAGCGGATCGACCGCGCGCGAAGCCGGCGGCGCCGGCACCCGCGCGTATGGTCCGGCAACTCCTCCGGGCGTGAAGTTGAGCTGCGCCGCTCGCGCGCGCTCGAGAAGCTCCTGGGGAACCCCAGGAATCTCCTCGCGCTGCGTGACGGCAGGACGCGGCGCCGTGATGACCGGCGGCGCCCCGATGGGCGGCATCTGCGTTTCGCTCATTCTGTTTCCCCTTGCTTTGCGTTGCCGCGCTCTACGCGGCTAAACCGGTTACGGAGACGGTGAATGAAGGTCGGGCAACCAGATCAGCCGATCGCAGGCGATCTCGGTCTCCATCGTCATGTGATCGCCGACCGAGAAGTCGACCGTGACGGTCGGCATCTTGGTGATCCAGGCCCCCATGAGCAGGCCAGTCCGCGCGAACAGGCCCGTCTCGTTGAAGAGGACCACGAAGCCTGTCGCCTTGAGGATCGACGGGACGAGCATGAGCCCCGTTTCCTCGTGGTAGACCTTCTCGAACCACCGCTGGAGGACCGACCGCGACTTCGCCAGCGGGAAGTCGCGGTAGGTCACCGAGATGTTCGCCTGCGGGGTCGGCTTCTTGGGGTAGTGAACGCTGCCGTTCAGGTAGTGAAGGTCGCCGACCTCGACCTCGCGCCCCGGCACCTCGAACTTCTCGAGGGAGAGCGTGAGGATCTCTTTGCCGCCTGGCACGAGCTTGTCGATGACGAGCTCGAGCATGCCGGTGTTCTGCTTCTGCGGATCAAAGATACCTGCGGCCTGGGCCAAGACCTGCCCGGCGTACCTGAAAGCGGAGATGGGCATCAGCGGCCTCCTAAGTCGTTTGTGTTACCCGGTCACTACCGTAGAAAACGTGGCGCCCTGGCTTGTGAGGATCATGTCGTACTCGATGTCCTCGACCGCGAGCGACGGCTTCACGAAGAGCTTGCCCTTCATCTGGAGGCGGTCGATCACGTCCGGCGTGTTGGTCGTCGAGTCGACGATGACCTGGGCCTGCTGGAGACCACGCGCCTCGATGATCGGCTGAACGATCCCGTTGAGCGTCGCCTGCGCCTCACGCCAGAGGATCGGATCGTTGAGCTCGAAGAGGAACTCCTGGCTGGCGAGGTTGATCTGCTTCATGATCGTGTTCATCGTCCAGCGGACGTTGATGCGATCGAGAGCAGTCGGCGCGCGCTGGCACGTACGCTGTCCGTAGAGAACGAGACCGCGGCCTTCCTTGCGAATGACCGTGTTCACGACCTCGGTCACGTTGCCGACCTGGCCGTAGAGCAGGTCGCGATCGTCCGACGAGGCGCTGTAGCGGAGCTGATCGCCGGTGACGCGACCGCGGCGGAGGCCGGCGATCGGGTACCAGGGGTGCGGCGTCGCAGCGACGAGACCTGCCACGTCGCCATCCATGGGCTCGAACTGAGTCGTGTTCGAGTAGGTGTCGAGGTACTCCATCCACGGCGCCACGTAGGTGAGCTGACTCGAGTCGACGGCCACGAGCGGCGGGTACGGCACGCGCGCGGTCGCGACGCCAGGGTTGCCGACCGCGGCGTTGTAGTTGCCGTTGATGAAGTTCCGATGCTGGAACGGATCGGTCTCGTCGGAGTTCGGGACGATGCCGATGCAGAGACGGCGGTTGCGCTCGCACAACGTCTGCATCCCCTGGATCACCTGACGGTGCCACTGCCCCGGAACCATGAGCCAGTCGACGGGCACGACTTCGTCGTTCTGGAACATCTGCATGCCGGTGTAGGTCTGGCCGACCTTCGTGCCGATCACGTCGGAGGTCGTGAAAGCGCCACCCATGCCGCAGCTCTGCGAAGCGCCGACGTCAACGGGGATGAACGACCCCGCCGAAGTCGACGTGAGCGTCACGAAGTCGGAGCCGTTCGTCGGGTCGTTGACCTTGGTGACGAGCTCAGCGAGCGTGGTGGCCTGCCCGAAGCTCTCGACAGTCGCCGCACCGAACAGGACACGCAAGCGCAGCGTGCCGGTAACCGTAGGATCTGAGTCGACCACGACGTAGAGACCGTCCGCCAGGATGGTTCGCTCGTTCCCGATGTCGCCAGGGTAGCGCGACTCGACGTGAGCGACGACCTCCTCGGCCACGACGAACGTCGCTTCGTCGAGGAGAGGAGCGCCCGTCCACTTGATCGACGCGGAGCCGTTGCGGAAGTCGAGACGATTGTCGGGGTCGGTGGAGAGCGCCACGTTCTCGATCCAGTAGTCGGCAGCCGCCGAGGTACCGAGCGCCGCGAACGTCACCTGCGGATCGCCGGAACCGGCGACCGAGAACTCGGCCCCCTGGAAGCCGACGAGCCGGTTGGCCTGCCGGCGGAAGGGAGCCGGAGCAAGCGTACCTGTGAACGTGACGGTCGTGCCGTCGCCGTAGCCCAAGATCGTCGCCGGGATGTAGACCGCCGTGAGCGCGGCGCCGTCTGCGAGGTTGAAGGTCTGGCTGCCGGTCGTGATGAGATCGAGCGTGAAGCCGAACTCACCCGTGCTGTGGTCGAGGAAGTTGGGGCTGTCGAAGTCGTTGGCTGTGGCCGGGTTCGCGAGGTTGAGCCCAGTCACGTTCGGTGTGACGTTGGCGACGAACTGCGGACCGGTGCCGCGGAGGTAGCGGCGGCTCTGCGACTGGACGGCCTTCGTGTAGTACGCCGTGATCGTGGCCGCGACCGCGATGGCGCCGCCGGGCGTGATCGTCCACGCGCCAGTGGAGTAGGTGATCGAACCGGTCACCGCGACCGCACGCGGATCGCCGCGGGGCTTGGTGAGCCAACCGCCGACACCGTCGTCGTACGCGGTGAAGGGCGAGCCGCCCACATCCGAGATGACGACCTTGACCGAGCCGGGGTAGACCGGGAGCTCGAACGGGACAGAGCCCACGTCCGTGCTTGTCGCCGTCGCGCCACCGACCGTGCTCGTCGAGATCAGGAGCGTGCGGAACGTGCCGAGCGTACCCGGCACCGCGCCGCCGCCCATGTCGATGAGCTGGATCGCGTAGCTCGCGAGGAGCGCACCGGCGGCGGGCATGGCAATGTCGGGCCACGTGATCGAGAACACGCCCGTGCGGTAGTCGACCGTGCCGACCGCCGGGGTGCCGGCGCCTGCCGGGGCGGTCCGCCAGCCGCCGAAGCCATCGTCGTAGACCGGCGCCGGGACGGCGAGCGTCGGGTGCGTGGGCGTGAGCGCGATCGAGCCCGGCACGATCCAGCCAGCGAGCGTCTTGAGCGTCACCTCGGAGGAAGCCGTCGTGGCACCGCCCGTAGGGAGGCCGACCTGCTCGGAGATCGGCACCGTGATGACGACGCGGTTCGAGTTGAAGAAGCCGACGCCGAGCGGGAACGCCGAGAGGTTGCCGGCGTAGGCCCCGACGCCCGCAGCGGTCGCACCGACGCTCTCGGTGTTCGCACGAGTCCAGATGCCATCGACCGTGCCACCGGAGAAGGTCAAGGAGCCGCTGAGCTGGACGCCCCAGGCACCCGTGCGGTAGTCGATGAAGCCTCTGTGCGCACCGGCGGCTGGCACGAGAAGGCCGACACCGGCGCCGCCGGGGCCGTAGGAGAGATTACCGTTGTCGGCGAGCTCGACGAAGACCGGACCGACGGCAGTCTGGACACGGATCGTGAACGTGCCCGGTACGACGGCCATGCCGACCGTACCACGGATCACCGCCACACCGGCGAGCGCAGGCGTGATCGCGAGGATGTTGTCGAACACCCTGCTACCACCCACGGTATCCATCTTTCCGTAGAAGCGCGACCCGGCGACACCGCCCGTGCTCGAGTAGAAGGAGTCGGTGGAAGCAAACGCACCGTCGTTGCCGTCCGTGAAGTTGAGCCGCGTGATCGCGCCGGTGACCGAGTCGATCGTTTGCCCGGGGAATGTCGTCCCGGCACCTGGGGCGAGAACCGCCGTCATGCGACTCGAGCCGGAGTTGATCCGCGTCGCGACAATCCCGTTGTCGAGGTTGAGGAACTGCTCGACGAGCTGCCCCAGGAAGTAGACCTGGATCGAGTAGCTCGAGGTTCCGTTGTGGAGCACAGAAACCTTGAGCTCTGCGTTCGCCCAGGAGCCAGGCGATGCCGCCTGGAGAATGACGATCGACTGGAGCCCTGTCGCATCCTTGAGCGTGAGCCCGGCGGTGGCAAGATTCAGTCCAGCGATGCGAACGAACTTGAGCTTGTTGCCGCTCTTGAAGTAACGGATCGCAGCGCGCTGCGCATACATACGCGCGGCGGGCGGGCGCCCAAAAAGGCTGACGAAGTTACCCTCGTCCGTCACGTCGGTGATCGTGTTGACGGCGCCTTTCGTTGAGGGGCCGACACAACCGACGATCGCGTCGGTTGCCTGGGGAGTGTACGTCGTCAGATCGAACAGGTTGATCGAGATGTTCGGTGACCCCAAGGTGCATCACTCCTGCCGCCTGGCGGCTTAGTCATCCCCACCGATGGTCAGATCGCCGATGTGAAACGACGGATCGACCGTGGCGTCTTCCACGTCCAGAACCACTGACCGAACGAGACGGGCCTCGTTCGGACGGTACGCGATGTAACCCTCGAGCCGCCCCGTCCACGTCCGACGCGTCTCTTTCGGCCCACGCTCCCACTCAATGTCGGAGTTGTCAGTCCAGCCCTCCGTGATGAGACGGACACGAGTCTTGCCGAGGAACCGAGCGTGCGGGAGAACATTGAAGGGTGGCTTGTACCACTTCTCGAGCGTCCAGTCGATGGGCAGGTATACCGACTCCGCTAGAAACTGGAGGTCGATCTGCGCCTGGATGTCGTTCGCGATGCGCTCGCCACCCTTGGAGCCGCACCAGAGGTCAACCTGAACGTCTGAGGTGACCGGGCGCGGGAAGCGCATGACGAGCGCCGTGCCAGCGTCGCGGTTCTCGGCGACCTTGAAGCGGTGCATCGTGTTCGCGCGCGTGGGATCGTACTGCGGTGGCGTGAGCCACACCGACATGAACGGCACCGGCGCCGGGCGATCCTCGATCGCCTGCTTCGTGTCAGCGGGCGGCGCCTGCTCCGTCTCGCCCGCGACGGCCTTCTTCCCCTGGAGCCGTCGCTTCATGATGCGGGCGAGCTCCATGTGAGCACGGTCGGTGCGGGCGAAGATGGTCGGGACAACCTCGCCGCCGTGCTTGGCGCGGGCGAAGAAGTCGCGGACTGCCTCGTACATCGGCTGGTACATGAGCTACGCCCCCTTCGCCTTCCGCAAGAAGTCACGGAGCGCCGAGGCGAGCATCTTGTCAGGTGCTTTCTTGAACCGGCGCGTCATCTCCTTGGCTGTGGGCTTCCAGTGTGGGCGTCCGGGGATCATCCTACTACTGGACCCAAACTCGAGAACCGCGGCGAGCTGCCGCATCGTGAGCGATTGCAACTTCTTCTTGCCAGGACGCCGCTCCTTGTGCCGCTTCTGCGGCGAGATCGTCATGAGATAGGCGACGTCGGTGCCGCTGCGCTTGACCTTCTTGACCTCGAGCGCCCTGGTGTAATCGCCGAGAGCGATGAGGAGGCGCCCATCGAGCTTCTTTAGCTTCTTCCACCTACGGTACTTCTTCGTGAGCGGTTGGAGCATGAACGGCTTGGCAGCCGAATTCGGCTGAGTGTGCGGGAAGATCGGTTTGGTCGCGACCTTCCGACTCGCACCAGCCTTACCAGCGTAGATCCGATCGACCATGTACTGCCGCGACGATTCGGCCAGGATGCGAATGTCGGTGAGCGACCGCTTCGCGAGCACCTTCATGAAGACCTGCGGGAGCTTGAAGACGGCGTTCGGTCCTGTAAAGCGCGGGTCAAGACGAACCTTCTTCGTGCCTGCCACAAGCGAGACCTCGACCTCTACCTCCGCATCCTTGCCAAACCTCCTGCCGACTATCTTGGGCATCGGGTCACCCGACCCACGGCGTGCCGGTCGGAAGCGGAGGCTTGAGAGACGGCGGCTTGGGGAGGTGCGGCAGCCCCACTTCCGTCGTGTTGTCTCGAAGCATCGTCGCGGTTCCGAACCAGCGAGAGACGATGTCGGTTGGCCCCCACCACTCGGGCTTGAGCTGGAGGATCTCGTAGTAGCGTCCGCGCGCCAGGAAGATGTCTTCCGGGCGCGGGATGAAGACGAAGTCCTTTCGCACCTGGTCGGCGACGAGCCCTTCGGCGTCGTCGCGAGTCTGGAAAATCCGCCCGAGGCGACGAGCTTCGGCGCGCGAGAGCCCAATAGAAGCAGTTCCAGTCGTCTCGACCTGCGGGCCTTCGCCCTTGCCCTTCATCTCGCCTGTGCCGCCGAACTTGTTCTTCGCAGCGCCGCGCTTCACGGTCCCTGCGGCCCAGTCCACGTAGATGTGAACCGGGATCGGCTCGGCGTAGCGTCGCTCGGGCTCGGTCGTCTCGCCGTAGTCGTCATCGGCGGTCGCGCCACCGGCCTCGTCGTCGAGGATCAGACGCCAGTACCAGACACTCGGAGTGTTCCGGCGATCATTCTTCCCTTGGGTCATGAGCAGAACACGCTCTGTCGCCGAGTACGGTACGGGGATGATCCCGCCACGATCGACGATGAAAGCCGGGTCGCTCATTCGGAGATTGCCTTGTCCTCAGTGCCGGTGAGCTAAGGGCTCGCCGTCTCACGTCGTCGGACGATGTGATAGTACCCGCGATAGCACGGTCAAGCAAGTCGGAACGGGACGAATGCTACCGCGCCCGCCGCCATAGCCGGATGATCCGGCTCTCATGGGGCCGCGACCTCACAGCTTCATCTACGTCAGTGTCTCGCTTGAGACGGATGTCCTCTTTGGAGTCGGTGAGGAGCGAGTCGTCGGCGATCCCCTCAAACACAGCTTTCGTCCTTCGGATGTTGCTGAGCTTGAAACCCGAAGTCGGGGTCCTCCCCGACCGGATGTCGCTTACACGCGCATGGATCAGGGGAAGCACGCGGTCGATCTTCTCGATCACGGCATCCAGCGCTTCCTCGTCCGGGTCAGTGCGCCGCGCGGCGATAGCGTCCATACCTTGCTCCTTTACTCGATGTCCTTCTGATCCCGCTTCTTGGCCTGCTCGTCCTCTTGCGCCTCCTCGGCTAGCACATCTTCAACTTCCGTGTGCTCGTGCTCGACCCCCGCGAGCACTTCAACGGCACGCTGCACACGCACGGCCAGTTTCAGCATCTTGTCATGCTGCCGGTCGAGCTTCCTGAGAAGAGCCGTGTTTTGCTTCCAGAGTACCCAGCAGAAGAGCCCGAGCACCATCGCGACAGGGCCAGCGGCAACAAGCCCCTTGAACGCCTCCGCGAGCAAACTGGCCTCCATCGGAGAAGCGGACCCCTTGCGCCGGATGGACACCCGGCACTCATCACACTACACGGACGAGCTGTCTACCGCTACGCCGACGCTTACGGATCGGCGCGCATCTCGAGCACGAGATCGTCATGGGTCGCGTAGTGATCGCGGAAGCTGAACGCCTTCGCCCCGAAGCTACGCACTCCAGCGTAGTAGCGCCACGCGAGGAAGCTGTACCACTTGCGAGACCACCACGACCGCTGCCCGTCAGCGAGGTCCAGCATGTTGTCAAGGAACCGCTGGTCGGCCTGCTTGCGGTCGCGAGCCGACTTCCCGAACCAGTAGTCGAAGTCGTGGACCTGGCACGCCTCGTGGAAGATGAACTCGGGCACGAGGTCGGGCATGACGCCGAGCTTCGGGCCGCACCCGTTGCACATCCACGCCTTCTCAGCGGGCGTGAGGTCTTCGTAGCGCAGGGCGGTCACAGCTTCTCCCCGATCTTCCAAGGCTTACTCGGATCTTCCCTGATCTCCCCAACGGACACCGACTGCCCATCCAGCACTCGCTCGACCTGGAAGCGCGCATCACTCGGGCTCTGGCGCGTCACGAGCCGCCGAACATGCAGAACAGCTTCCCGCAGACTGTCTTGGACGACGCCCCGTTGTTCCTGAACCCCGCGCGCAAGCGAGCCCCCGGAGGCATGGGGCCAGAAACGAGGCTCTGCCCGCCCACGTCGAGAGTCTCACCCTTGACCATTGTGAGCGGCTCGGGGATCGCGACCGACACGAGGTTGGCCGAGGTATCTGCCGCCACGTCCGCTTCGAGCGCCGTGAACAGCGTGACCGTGACCACGCACATACCGCCGCCGATAAGGGTCTGCCCCGAGTAACGCTTGATCTCGTACTCGCGAAGCTCCTGGTCGGGATTGCTCCAGGTGCGGGCTCCGCTGATCGACGGTGGGCCTGCGTTGAGTCCTGCGGCGGTCGTGGCTTCCGTCCCGAACGAGAGGTAGAAGCCTTCGGAGAGCGCGCCTCCGTCGCTCGCGTCGAGGAGGACGCCCATCGGTCCCACGATAAGAATGGACGTGTCGCCCGCCGTCGCAGGCACGGCAACTTGAGCGATCTGGCCGAACAGGAGCTTGCCCGCGCACACGAGGTCGCCGGTCTCGACCTGATCCCCGCCGCAGAACAGCGCCGAGAGCCAGTCGAGCCCGCGCGTGTAGTCGGGCACCACGAAGTCCACGTAGCGGGTTTGGCCTGCGGGCACGGCAGCGAGCAAGAGCGGAATGATCCGGTAGTGCCCTACGGTGTTCCGCTCTTGCTGAATGACCGCGTGGAGGTCGGGAATCGCAGGCATGTCAAGTCTCCGAAGCGGCGCAGTAGAGCAGCGCGCTCGTTGGGTTCGAGAGCGTACCCGCCGTCGCAGGGAGAACCGTCGTCGCCCCCGTCTCACGACGCACAGGCCAGAGATTCGTGCGCGCAACAGCCGTAGACGCGAACGAGAGCGAGGTCGAGTCCGTGATGAGCGCGATCCAGTAATAGCCCGAGACAGTGATGGTGTAGTCGGCGGTGAGAACGACGCGGACGAACTTGCCATTATCAGCCGCTTGCGTGTCCCAGTTCGCCGTCTGCGCCACTCGCGTAACCGGGACGCCCGCCGTGTCGGTCGGCGTCGTCTGCGAATAGAGTCCCATGCGAACGTCGCGCGCAGGGTTGCCACCCGCGTCCTGAAAGAAGACCATGGCCTTGAGCGCGATACCGGCTGTGAGCCAGACGCGGGCGTACTGGATCTCCGAGGCGGTCTGGTTGGCCGAACCAGCGTAGCTAAGAAGGTCGCCTAGGAAGAACTCGCCAGGTCGGTCATCACCAACATCGTTGTTGGGTGTCTGGATGAACGACCAAAAGGCCGTACCAGCCTCCGCCGAGGCACAGGTGTAGAGCGTGCCCGACACTGTGTCGAGCCAGAACGACCCCGGCGCGTAGCCCTTCGTCGTGTCGTCCGACGTGGTCGGACCGACGACCGCCGTGAAGTTGCTTCGACCATAGACATTCTGGTCTCGGTAGAGCGTTCCGAGATTCAGGATCTCGTTGTAGGTCGTGCCGAGGTCAATCGTGAGCGAAGCCGTAGCGGCCACGTCGATCCCGCGCACGGTGCCGGTGCAGCGATTGAGCGTACAGTGGACAGTCGTCCCGGCCCCGACCTTGAGCCCGATCCCAGTCCCACCAGCGAACACGCTCGACTTGAGGAAGCTCGTGCCGGTGCCAGTGACCTCGACGGCAGACTGAGCCGCCCCGGCGCCCATGAGCACGCTGTACTCGACAGCGCGATGTTCAGGCGTACCGACCCCTGTTCCCGAGATCACGAACCCGCGCACGGAGCCCGAGCCAGTCGGGCTCGCCGCCTGACGAATCTGTTGAACCATCGACGTTGCGTTGGTCGTAGCGGGCATCGAGATCCCGGTCGTCACGCCCGCCGATGGCGAGAGAGCCATGCGGAAGCCCGAGAAGTGCATGGACTCGGCAAGCGTGACGACCGTGGCCGTCGCGGCGCCCGTGTAGGAGATGACGCACGTCCGCTGGTCGAGCCCACGAACCGAGACGCCGTCCTTACAGGTGATGACCTCGCTGTAGGTGCCAGGGCGGACGAGCACGAGGTCGCCAGCCACGGCGGCGTTGATCGCTGCCTGGATGGTGAGGAAAGGGAGCGCGCCTTTGCCGCGCGCCCCCTCTCCGTCGTTGCCGTTCTTGTCCACCCAGAGCACGTTCCCCGTAGGAAACGTGATCTGGTCAGCCGCGACCTTGCTCACAAGGCGCTCCTACTAGACGAAGGTGGCCGGGCTTTCGATCTGGATACGGTCGCCCGTCTTGACCTTGTCCGTGAAGCTCACCTGGGTCGTCGAGACCCACGTCACGTCCTCACCCGCGCCCTTGGCCTGGAGCACGCCGTTCCGCCATATCTTGCACCGAGCATCGTCGCGGAATTCCACAGCGGTACTCGGCGTGACCGGCGTGCCGAAGCTGGAGAACGTCGTCGTGGTCCCGGTGCCCGAGAAGACGCCCGTCTGGACGTTGAACGTTTCCGCTGCCGCCGCGTCGGCGGTGACGTTGAACTGCCGCCACGGAAGACGCGCGACCGTCGAGCCGGGGTCGATGATGTCCGGCAGCATTCCGCCCGACAAGAACGCGCCCCGGTCCAGCCCGTAGAACGACTGCTGGAACGGAAGCTGAAACTGGTACGTCGCAGCCGGGAGCGTGACGGCGATGACGGCATCCGTCGTCGGGTCGATCTTCACGAAACTGATCTGGAGGTTCTCGCTCGCCGCAGCCGCAATGGCCGTGCCATCTGCCGTGCCGGTGAGCACCTGGAGCAAGCCGAAGACGCGAGCGCCGCCGTCCAGCGGAGGATCGTTGGTCGTCCCGACGAAGATGTCCACTTCGTTGAGCACGACGGCCTGCGACGACGCAGCGACGCTCAGACCGACGCCGAGTGTTCCAGCGATGGTGAAGTTTGCTTCGGTCGCGGCGAGGTACGCGTTGTTCTGCCCGCTCGACGGTCCGACCGCGATGATACCCGCACCGCCCGCGACCATGGCAGACGAGACGAGGCGACCCATCGCGCCCGCGCCGAGCGTGAAGGCGTTGTTCGTGTCGCGCGGCATCTTGAAGACGAACTTCTTGTCGTGGATCTGGCGCAGTCCGAAGTTGTCGAGGGCCGTCGCGACGGACACGTACCAGTCAGCCGTGCCGACGAGCGCCTGCGGGTCGATAACCCTGCGAAGCTGCGAACGAAGCGCGTTCAAGTCCCACAGAATGTTCGCGTCGGTAGCGACGGGCGTTTCGAGTCCAGCCCCGGCGGCGAGGGTGTCGTCGTAGACATCCGAGTTGCGGATCTGAGTTTCTTGGTCGAGATTGCTCACGCGGAGGCTCTCCTTACGCGGTCGGGAACGGAGCCCGAACCATGATCGTGTCCTTCGGCTTGACCTTCAAGCTGAGTTTGATCTGTGTCGCGGAGACCCATTCTGCTACGCCGTTGCCCGCGCCGTCACCCTTGTCCAAGTCTTGCCCGTTCAAGTGGACTTCGATCCGTCCATCGTCCTTGAACAGCGCACCCGAGGCCGGGAAGGTGACGTTCACGTCGCCCGTCACCGGAGCCGGGGAGCCCGCGCCCGCGTAGACGCCAGTCTGGATGTTGATCGCGGTGC